TCGCCTTGGCCGCAAAGTAGTCACGCAGGGTCATGCCATCGTTGTTAAGGTTATGTGCTGGCGTTGGAAACGCTGGGCCGCCTGTTTCTTTATTCATCTAGCCACTCCTGTGGGACAGTTTTATCAGCATACTTAAACCCGTTCTTCTCACACCAAGAAGCGTAGGTAGTTGTGCTTGTCTTGCTAATCCGTGCTTTAGAGTTACTAAAGACAAATCGAATATCGAGTGTTGGGTTGTGCTTCTTAACAAGGATATGCTTTTGACGATCAGCAAGTAAGAACCTACCTTTAGTCTCTACAATGATCCCGTTAGAAAGCTGGAAATCTGGCGTATATACATGCTCAGAAGCTGGCTTGATGTATTTCAGCTTTACCTGCTCATAGGTGTACTCCACCCCTGCCTTGTCCAACTGCTCCGCAATGCGCTCTTCCAAGCCACTGCGGAAGCCATACTTCTTTGCTACTTGCTTGGCACTAAGCTTTCGTCTGACGGTTGCCATAGCTCTCCTTCAAAACGCCTAAGCCAGAGGAGTTGCCCCTGCTCGACAAAATAATCTTTCGAATAACCAAGTTCCTGATACTTTGCAAACGCAGCTCTGAGTAAATCTTTTTTTGTTGTAGCGTCCTGCAAAGCTTTAGCGGCCTTCTTTGGACCAATCCCTTCCAGACCCGGTATGTTATCAACTCTGTCCCCGGTGAGCAACTGTAAACAAAAGCTTTTATACGCCTGAAAGTCATCAATATACTCCGTCTGAGCTTTATGAGGATTGTGGTGCCATCCCGGTATCTGCCTTAGATCTTTATCGACACCTACAAGAAGGTACTGATCTGGCTCCTTAGTCATCCTGATAGCTACTTCATCATCAGCTTCTTGACCGTCAACAATGACAGCACCTAAGCGGGTAATCATGCATTCACGCAAAGCATCATAGTGTTTGGGCTTTTTAGCGTCCTTGCGATTACCTTTGTAGGGTACTGTCTTTGCAATCTCATAGCGGTAATTGTTCTTACCAGTTAAGAAGGCTTCATAAGAGTCTGCCTTCAGGTGTAAGTAGACAAGATCTTCTAGTGTCTCTACCAACCTGCTCTTTGCAAACTTCTCAGAATCCTCCTCACTAGCAAAACCAATACCGTAAATCAGATAGTCAGCGTCAATGAGTAGCTTCTTTGGAACATCCTTATCAGAGGACGTCATCTTCCTCTTCAGCCTCTGACGGGCCTGCCTCATACTGCACAAGATCAGTCACAATGATCTTCTTAATGCTTGGAGCAGCACCAAACTTAGCAGACATCTTGTGACGATACGAAGAGACAAGAACATGGACTTTAGTGCCGTTACCAATACGTTCAATCTCTACAGGAGTACCGTCTTCCAAGACAGGCTCAAAGACATACTTGCTCTTACCAACGATATAGTTGCCCATACCGTCCTTGTTCTTGATATTGATACCAAGTTCTTTCAATGCTGCACAGGCTTTATCAGAGAGATCTCCAACAGTGCATTCATACTTATCGTTAGCCTCATTGAACTTTGTATTGTAGTTCTTCATCCAGTTAGCCCAGTACAGGGAACCAGACACTTTAACGGGCTTGATACTATCCATTTCATTTTCCTTTTAAAAGTTAATTTGATCGTCTTTCCGATCTGTCAATTTGGTGCGAGTGGAGGGACTCGAACCCTCACGCCTTACGGCAACGGTTTTTAAGACCGTCTTGACTACCTCTTCCAACACACTCGCTTTTCAAACTACACAATTATTGTAGCCGAATTCGGTCTACTTTGTCAAGATCCTCAGCGATATTTTCCAAATATTCTTGGATGCCTATTGCCACAGCCCATACAGTAAACAAATCAACTGTCTCTGTAGTCTTGACTTCAAAACTATCCTCATACAAATTGATTACAATCTGTCCTGTGATCTTGTCTGGATCAGCGGGTTTCTTTTTCATGTTGTTCCAATCTATTTTTTAACATCACCCAAGCTGCGGCAGCACACAAGGGTACTTGGCCGTTTCCAATGGCTTTAAGTCTGTCCATCCTAGCGGCCACCCCATCATCCATTCGGTGAATTCCGGATGAATCTTTCCACCAACGTGAGTCGCAAGTGTTGGAGTCTTCCTGGTGTATTCCGCAGGATACGCTCCTTCCTTTGCGTTGTGACAAGTTGGTGTTGGAAGCAACAACCCACATACGTGCCCTCTTGTGATTAGCGCCAACGGAGCTTGATGGTAACACTCCCCATTCAACATTGTACCCCAATGTGGCAAGGTCTTGGAGGACAGTACCGAGTCCTCTAGTGCGGAGCATAGCGGAGTTTTCAATGAAAGCGTAAGCTGGCTGGACTTCTCCAATGATTCTAGCCATGTGCTTCCACATACTGCTTCGTTCTCCTTCAATTCCTGCTCCTCGTCCTGCTGAGCTAATGTCTTGGCATGGAAATCCTCCAGATACGACATCAACAATTCCTCGCCACGGCTTTCCGTCAAAGGTTTGTACGTCATCCCAAATCGGGAAAGGCGGGAGAAGTCCGTCATTTTGTCGGGCGCACAATACGCTAGCTGGATATGGTTCCCATTCGACAGCGCATACGGTTCGCCATCCGAGAAGTTTTCCACCGAGTATTCCTCCACCAGCGCCTGCGAAAAGAGCCAGCTCATTCATTGTTCCTCCTTGATGCCGTGGGCGGCTTCAATGGCGCGGGCAAACTGAAGCATTTCTGCATCACTTCGCGGCTCGTTGTACATATCCATAATTTCCTCATCCGTCAGCCCAACCCATGTGCGCTGTGGTGGGGTGGTGTAGAGCGGGTCTTTCCAATCCATACCTTTCTCGTAAACAAGGTGCTTCCGCTTTACCTCGCCCAAATCTTGGACACACGCCACAGGCTCCTGCTCAGGTTTAGACAAACGAGCATACAAGTATAAACGAGCATCTTTTGCTTTAGCATAAGCCTTACTTCCATACGGTAGATCGTAACGTCTAAATTCTTCCATCATATCTTCTAAGGCTTCAAATGCTTTCTGAAACAGTTCTCTATCAGTCATTAGTGTGTTTCCTTCCAATTTCTTCCAATTTTGTATTCCCCATCAAGTGGACACCGTAGTTTGAAGTATTCCCCTGCCTCAATGATTGACATTCTAGCAGCTTTGCCTGCCTCTTCCGCTACCGAAGGAGGACATTCAAACTGAAATTCATCATGCACATTAGCAACTAGCTTCACAGGCCACTTATTAGCCTTGATCTTGTCGTAGAAGATACACAATGCTTTCTTCATCACGATAGCTCCAGCACCTTGCAGAAGACTGTTCAGGGCTGCATGTTCTGAGCGTACCCATATGCGTCTACCATCCAAGCCGGGAACCCATCCTTTAGCTGCTTGCTTCTTTACTCTCTCAAGAAGTTTTGCTAAGGAAGGGGTCTGCTTAAGGAACTTTGTTTTGAGTCGCTCGCCATCTTTAGCAGTTCCTCCAATGATACTTCCAATTTTAGCATCGCCTGCCCCATACAAAAATGCGTATATAAAAGTTTTTGCACTGTCTCTTGTTGCGAGTCCAGCAGCTCTTTGGTTGACCGTATGGACATCTGTACCATCTTTAGAGCTTCCTTCAGTGACTGTTCTGACATATCCTTCATCCTTCATATAGTGAGCAAGCATACGAAGCTCCAGACCTGAAGCATCACAGCCTACTAAGACATTACCATCTTCAACAGTCCAGCACTCACGACACTCATGTCCATAGACAGAGCCTGCATTAGGAATCTGTGCCATGTTAGGACTACTGTGCGTCATCCTGCCTGTCACTGCCCCGTTGGTAATAACTTTCCCGTGAACCCTGCCGTCTTCCTTCACAGCCTCTAACCAGCTTTCAATCTGAGCTACGCGCTTTTGGAGCATAAGATAGTCGCGGATTAGAGTGGCTGTCTCTTTCAGGGCGTTATTACTCCCAGCATCCTGTTTCAATAAAATTGTCATCTTTGTCAAAGTAAATCTCGAAACAAAAACCAGAGTATCCTTTTACTTTTTTACTACCCGCTTCTAAACGTATGATATTTTTCCCCTCCGTGTCTTGTAAAAAATCCCATGCGATATCAAAAGATTCTAAAAAAGAGATCCAACGTTCTTTATCTGTCATTTTTCACAATCCTTAATAATTTGATCCAAGATAGCTTCATCGACCATCGGTTGACCAGTCTCAGTAAACTTCTGAGGCTTCCAACCAAGTTCCTTTAGCTTTTCTCCGATTTGCTTTCTTGACCCGGGGTTGAAAGTAACCAGCAAGGGCTTGAGTTGCTTTCCTGTTTTTTCTGAGACTCGTGCAACCTCGTAGGGAGGCCATCTACTTTGCATCTGTTCATATATTCCTGCCATTTTTCCTTTGATGTCAGTAAGTAGACAAGTGGCGTAAACGGTGTCCAATTTGAATCCATTGCGTTCCTGTTCTGCGATTATAGCCGCGACTTTGTGTTCCAGTTCAACTGACTCTTGCGAAAACTGTTTCTCAGAAATCTCATTGCATAGTTTAAGATACAGTTTAGCACAAACTTCAACGTCCCTAATGCAATAAGACTCCAGAAGATTATCAACAGGTTTATCGAAACATTCTCCATCGTATT